CTTGGCACGCTCTGATTTGTCTGCCCTTTCAATCGCCCCGAGGTCACTGTATGGGTATTCTTTTATCGCGGGCATATTCTATCCCCTGCCGTTAGCCATAGAATGGATTTTCATATGTTGCCAATATCGGGGCGCGAACCCCAAGCCCCACCACTGCATACCTCTCAGCGTCCATCGCATGATCATTCTCTTTTCGAGGCTTATCCTTCGGCCCCTGTGCGCCGCCCTCCCATTCATAAGCCCCTTTTTCTGATAGTGTGTTAATCACATCTGGCTCATAGGTCAGCCGCGGCTTGCCATCTCCTGCGATCCTGAGCCGCGCCTTGACTGCCTGAATGCCATCATAGACCGAGTTGTCTACCATCGGCGTCCGCAGCCCCGCCTTGTTCATGGCCGCCTTGAGGCCCTTCGCCGACGGGTCAACATACCAAGCCTCAACGTTCCAATCTTGCGTCAGTTGTACCATTTCGCTTATAAGATCGGCTTGTACAACCCCACGCTTGTAGTACTCGGTGAAAAGGTGCATCCGGTCGTCAGCATCTAGCCCAAATACCAGAATGACGGCGGGGTTCGTGTAGCCCTCATCCACCCCAGCCACGAACCGCACAAACTCAGAACGGTCGCGCTTGCATACATGGATCGCCGGATCAAACTCATCGTATACGACGCCCTCGGCACTGGCCCAAACGCCATAACGCAAACGCGCCTTGCGGCTTCCCGTCAGATTGTCCAGCCGCCCGATCCTGCGCTTGCCCTCAGCCGTGATCTCGCCCGTCACCTGATCGTATAGATCTGGATTGTCACGGTGAGTCGACTCAATCAGCCTAAGTACTCCACTCGCCGCCCGCTGCTTGATCCAGTGTAATGGATAGGCTGGGTTGCAATCGCCTATGCATTGCGCATAGGGCATATGACCTGCTCGACCCGTCACTCGTGTTGTTAATGTCTCCCAATCAGCCAGGCTTAGCTCTTCGGCCTGATTTGTATATATGCAATCATGCTCAGCACTCAGCACTTTTCCTGGCTTGTCTAGCCCCGCTACCCAGATACGTGATCCGTTCGGATAGGCGAACCATTGAGGCTTTTCCCCGCCGTATATCTTTACTGGCGCCCCCTCGTGTAGCACCTTGTGCTGAAAAGTCTGGAGCACCGTGCTGTAAGTGTCACTCATCTGCTTGCGGCAAATGACAATGGACGCCCCCGCATACTTGCAAGCCAGCACGTGTAGTTTGTTAAGTAGCCCCAGCGTCTTGCCCGTATCCGCTGGGCCTGACAAGATCATCTCAGGATCGCGGCTTAGAAACGCCTCTCGTATCTTGCCATAGGGCGTATAGTCGGCTTCGGACGGCTTGCCTGAGCGAATCGTGTACGTCATAGCTCATCCAGGTTTACCCCGCCAATGATGCGGATCGGCTCGCCCGCGCTGGTCACGTCCACCTCTTGCTTTTGCACATAGCCTCGATCTCGCGCCTTCGTCGTCAGGTAGAATTTGACCGCTGCCAAGTCCTCTGCCTTGATTGCCTTGAATAGCGCTGTCTCCGCGAGGTCGCCTATCAGTTCGCATTCATCTTGGTAGACCCGCGCCACCGTGGGATGCGCAAGAATGAATTTCTTGGCCGTAGACCAAGCACAACCTACCCGCTTGGCAATGGTCGTGATAATCCCCCCACTGCCAGGTATCGCGGCTATGAATTGCGCCGTCGTGTAAGTCGCCCTTGCCAAAGTCTACCCCTTGTCAAAAATCCTCATTATGTCACTAGCACCGGCTCCAGGCCCATGTCGGCCATACGCTCAAGCGTGACTGCGCAGTATGCCTCCGATATTTCCATTCCGTAGCAAATCCGCCCTACTTGTTCACAAGCGACAATACTTGTCCCAGACCCAAGAAATGGGTCATATACAACTTCCTTTGTCTCAATCAACCCCTCAATCAACTCTGTCCACAGCCCCAGCGCCTTGGGGCATGGATGGACATCATGAAGAGTAGTCTTGGGGCCTAGTGACTCCCGATCAGTCATATACTCAAGATGATCCGTTTTCAGCCGCTTCTTTTTGGGGTTTACAATCAACACTGGTTCCCACACGGTAGCCCACGAACAAGCATGAGGAGGCCAACCTACTGAGAATCGCCGAAACCAACTGATTACGGCAGCCTTCGGCTCTCTTCGCAGCTCACGCGCCAGGTTTTTGAGCCCTGGGGTCCAGATTCTACTGGCCGGACCTTTAGAGAATGCAGTAATCACCAGCTCTTCATTTCTCGCAGGATCGTCTTCATACATCCCATATTCCATCCCTACGCCATAGGGCGGGTCGGCGAGTATCCAGTCGGCCCTTTCTCCCCCCATCAGCTTCGCCACGTCCTCTGCGCTCGTGCTATCCCCGCACATGAGCCTGTGCTTGCCGATCTGCCACACATCGCCGCGTTTAACTTGCCACTTCTCTTGCAATTCAGCAGCCCTGTCGATCTGTGGCCCTGGGTCTTCGGGCGGCTCGTCAACATCTAGCCCCAATGCTTCCAGCTCGCCGTCAAAGAATAGATCCCCCAGGTCTACGTCCAGCTCGGCCAGCACATCCGGATCCCATTCGGCCAGCTCCGCCGTTCTGTTATCGTAAAGCGCCAGCTTGATTTTCTGCTCGTCAGTAAGCCCCGTGCGCCTGACCGCTATAATCGTCTCGCCGTCGGCGTCTATCACTTGAACGCGCTCGATCCCCGCTTCTGCCGCCGCCTCAATGACGCCGTTTCCCGCCAGGATGATATTGTCTTCATCTATGACAATAGACCGCGCCGCGCCTACCTTTTGCAGCGAGTCCACAATCATGTCTATGTTACGCGGATTATGCTTCCGCGCGTTCGCCGGATCAGGCTTTAGGTCTGCCAGCGTTGTCGCCATAAGTTACTGCCGCCCCCACCCTACCCACATTTCGCGGCTACCCATAAAGAAAAAGCCACCCAGATGCTCTTAACATCTGAGGTGGCTCATGCCTCATACCTGCCCTGCCGTATAGCTACCTATCAGCTACAATTATATCAGAAATGCAATCTCGTGTCAAGCGCCATTGAACGCCCACACATTCGCGGCCCCGCACTTGGGGCACGTTACGATTGCGGCTTTGGGCCCAAGTTCTACGTCTATCGCGCGCCCGATCTGCGCATGGCCGTCGACCACCATGGCAATCGTAAAGCCGCAGTTCTCGCAGAGCCACGGCTTGCAATAGAGCCTGGCATCTGTCACCGCCACATTGTCACCCACGAGGTATGTCCTATACGGCGTGTTCTTACCACTCATGGCTTTGTCCTTTCAACATCCACTTGATCAGCCGGATCTGCCGCCACGACATAGTTTCGCCTAGCTGCACATCTAGGATGTGCCAAATCGCCAATGTCTGCAATGAGCGATAGCAGGCCAGCCTCGCCAGCTCTGCTATCTTCCAGGCCGATGCTACTAGCCGTGCCCAGAACCCGTCTAGCATGACAACATAGCAAGCATATTCTGGCATATAACGTAGCACTCTCAAGCGCAGATGCCCAACAAATACAACCCTCGCGTCTGTCCCCTCCAAAAGATAAGACGCGATTTTTGCTGTCTCATATCGCCCCCCAATCCATTTGGGATATACCCAGGTCCCATCATGGCTCTCTATCTTAGCCATCATTTTTCCTCCCTCGATGCGGGAACGGGCTCAGCAATCGCAGTCCCTTCTTCCAAACGCTCGGCTCTATACCGACGCATTCGGCGAGATACCATGCGTAACTGCCACAAAGGAAGTAGTACGCACTCCATCGCTGTACCGCCGATCGCCTGTCATTCCTTATATCCTTGATGGCCTGCTCCAGAATTGCCTCAAAGAGCCCAAGAATCCCCTCACTTGGCAATTCGCCGCCGCGCCTATATCCCACAGCGCTCCAATATGTCATCTACACTACGATCTATAACGATCCGCATGTCTGGATGCTCAACATGAAACCGCCGCTCATCATCTGTCAGCTTGCCTTTAGCCGTTTTGACTTCGACAAACAGCGTTTGACCGTGCTTCGAGCAGACCAAGTCCGGGAACCCAGGGCAATACTGAGCAAACTCATGCGCATCGATGACATCCCA